TAACTTCTTTAGACCCCGAAAAACTATATTCAATAGAACACATGGGAGATTGTCTAAATGTGTCAGCGGAGACACATTGGAACCAAGTGGTAAAAGTATCGGACAAGGAGTTGACCTACATAAATTCAGTGAGGAAGAGTGGGGAGAAGATTTGGAACGGATCACCAAGACTAAAAGTTTCTACGATCCATAAGGCGAAAGGTGGGGAGGCAGACAACGTCCTACTTATGCTAGAGTCTTCAAGAGCATGTGCAGAAAGTCCTGATCAAGATTCCGAGATTAGGACTTTTTATGTAGGGGCAACAAGAGCAAAACAAGAATTACACATTGTAGAATCAAGTAAAGATAATGGATTTAGATTATGAAAAAAGATAGAAAACATTTTTTAGACGAGGCAGAAAAACTAATCAACGGACCGAGAGCCAAGGAATATGGGCCAGCTAAGTTTAATCATGAGCGAATAGCTAAGATATGGTCGGTTGTGTTAGCTAGAGAGGTAACTGCTGAAGAGGTAGTTGCTTGTATGATAGGAGTTAAATTAGCTAGGTTGGCTGAAACAATGGAACACGATGATTCGTGGACGGATATCATTGGGTACGCAGCACTTGGTGGAGAGATTATAAATCATGAAAAAGAAACATCAGTATAATTTAGCAGACATGGGGGGCGATTGGTTTAAAGCGAAAGGACCAGAAGAAATGCCAGACTTAACTAACGAAGATATAAAAGAAGTAGCATCCGTTGGATTAGAAAGTGATTGGTCGCCTCCTTCTTCTTTCCCAGATCTAACTAAACACGATAGAATAGCTGTGGACTTGGAAACACGAGATCCTAATCTGATGAAACTCGGACCAGGATGGTGTAGAAAAGATGGTTATGTAATTGGTGTGGCTGTCGCTGCAGGAGATTTTATAGCTTATTATCCAATAAGACATGAGGGTGGAGGGAATCTACCACCAAAGAAAGTTTTCTCCTGGTTAAAAAAACAAATGGAAACTCCTAACATAGAAAAAGTTTTTCATAATTCTATGTATGATTTAGGATGGCTTAGAGCCGAGGGCATAGAAGTTCAAGGCAAGATCATAGACACAATGATCGCAGCACCTTTGTTAAACGAAAACAGAAGATATTATAATCTTAATTCACTTGCAGGAGAATATCTTGGCGAGTGGAAAAACGAAAAGATGATGAACAAAGCTGCAGAATATTTTGGTGTAGATGCAAAGTCTGGTATGTGGCAATTACCTAGTCGTTTTGTTGGTGCTTATGCTGAACAAGATGCTAGGGTCACATTAAAGCTTTGGGATCATTTAAGACCTTTATTAGATAAAGAAGAATGCAATGCTATATTTAATTTAGAATCTTCTTTACTCCCTGTTTTACTAGACATGAAAACAAAAGGTGTTCGTGTCAATACAGACAAAGCAGAGAGTGTTAAAAAGATGTTGGCTAAAAGAGAAAAAGAATTACTACAAGAGGTGGTCAAGGAAACTGGATTCTCTATAGAACCTTGGGTCGCCACATCTATAGCAAAGGTGTTTGATTCCCTTGGGATCCACTATTTTCGCACAGAAAAGTCTGGGTCGCCCATGTTTACAAAACAGTTTCTCTCTAATAATCCCCACCCCATTGCGGCAAAGATTCTTAAAATTAGAGAACTTAACAAAGCTAATACTACGTTTATAGAAACTATTCTTAATCATTCTCATGAGGGTAGAATACATTGTGATTTTAATCCTTTAAGATCCGATGATGGAGGAACAGTAACAGGGCGATTTAGTTCTAGCAACCCCAATTTGCAGCAGATACCTGCACGAGATCCTGAGATCAAAAAATTAATTCGTGGTTTGTTTATCCCGGAGGAGGGCCACAAATGGGGTTCCTTTGATTATGCATCACAAGAACCAAGATGGTTAGCTCATTATTGTGGTAGCTTGACAGGAGCAAATAAACATCCTCAGATAGATCAAGTGATAGAAATGTATAATAAAGGAAATGCTGACTTTCATCAGATGGTAGCCGATATGGCAGGCATATCTCGTAAGAATGCCAAGACAGTTAACCTTGGAATTATGTACGGAATGGGAAAGAAAAAACTTGCCAATGTCATGGGTGTAGATGAAGAAGAAGCTGAAAAATTATTGTCTACATATCATGAAAAAGTTCCTTTTGTAAAAGGAATAGCGGACAAGACTTCTAGTCATGCAAAAGAACATGGTGTAATTAGAACATGGTTAGGTCGTAAATGTAGATTTGATATGTGGGAACCTAATTCATATGGATATAATAAAGCAATGCCTCTTGCAGAAGCACAAAAAGAATATGGTAGTAAAGGTAGGATCAGAAGAGCCTTTACATACAAAGCTTTAAATAAATTAATCCAAGGTTCGAGTGCCGACCAAACAAAAAAAGCTATGGTAGAATGTTATAAAGAGGGACTATGTCCAACTTTAACAGTTCATGACGAATTGTGTTTCAACATAAAAGATCAAAAGGAGGCAGATAAGATTGTTGATATAATGTCAAACTGTATTCCAAATCTTAAAGTTCCTTTTGAAGTAGATTCTGTGTTGTGCGACAATTGGGGCGAAGTAGATTAATAAGTAGACTTGACATACAGGTCGTGTAACTCTGATATAGGATCATCTATAGGTTTTTCTTTTTCAAAAATTTCATAAACGTGAGATCTAATATTTGATCTATGTAAGCCTATGTCTTTCAATGTAGCATCATCCAAGCTGTTTAATGCAGTTATTGTTCTTCCAATTTTAAATTTGTAAAATAATTTTGATAACATTTAGTACTCCTTTTCTATTATTAATATATGTTGTTTCCATAAAATAAAAAACTGGGAAAAAATGAAAGATATTGTTGCCAAAATAGCGTGAATCAACGCTAGGCTGTATAACTTAATTGTAGAAAAATGAAAGATATTCTAGGTAGGAATCATACCAAGAAACATTGTTTCGGCTATTCTAGAGCGTCTGAGAGCCTCGTTTTTTGAGTGTTTCCATAATTTTATAGCGTTTTTGATCAGACAGGCGTGACCAGGATGAAATCTCGTCAATTGTTCTAAAACAACCCATACATACATTATTTTTTATTTTGCAGACGTTTTGGCACGGGCTTACAATACGCTGTGATCTTTCTGGTTTTGTCATTTGGATATGGAATCTCTGGTTGTTCGTTTAGTCGTCTAGCAAAATACAAGCAGTCATTAACATTGGGAAATGTTTGATCTTGATTAATTATTATCGTGCCTATCATATAGACTAAAGCAAACTCTATCATTCATCTTTGGTTTTCCAAAAATACTCATCTGTATCACCAAGTCTGAATTTTTGACCATTCTCAACTTGATATTCTTTTGTGCTAACTTTGAAGTCTGGTTGTAATGGTTTGTCGGGTGTTAATGAATTATCGTATACACGCATTCTATTATTTGGATACAAACAGAACTGTCCATTTTCAAGCTCAAGCAAGTTAAATGATTTATGTTCTGCTGGTTTTTCGCTGGTTGAAAAATCAACAATATCTGGATCTACATTATAATTATCAATTGTTGCAATATATTTACCTTTTAATGTTCCGTGATCTCTGGTTAATATTTCAAAATCCATTGACGCTATGAATTGTTTAGTGATAGCAACCACACCATAATCCATACAGTTCCAAAACTGAAGGTTGTAAAGATCCATATCTGGAGTCGGTGTAACTGGATCAGAAACGAATGCAGAAATAGGCAGCTTGTCATACAAAGCACCATAATCAGGAAGGTAAGTTTCAAAATAAAAAGCTCTACCTGGAATAGATTTAGCAGTAACCCAAATCCCTTTGACAAATTCTCCATGACCATCCTCATGATCTTTTAAATATTCTTTTCTAACCCATACATCTATAGAGGGCAAATTTATAATTGACGTTGACATTATGACTTCGGATTCTTCTTTCTAGCTTTTTTAGTTCTTGCATATGATCTATTCTTTGAAGCAGACACAACTTTTAACTTACTCTTTTTGTTAAGAGCATTACCACCAACGTGATGTACATCTTTACCATCACCTTTTTTTACCTTACCTTTACGCATCATTTGTCTACGAGCCAAGTTTCGATTAGCTCGTTCCTTTCTGCGAGATTTAGGTTCAATGGCGTATTCACGCTGATAGTTTCTTTTGTATGCCATTAGTGCATTGTCTCTTTCGGTATATCATTAATATTTACTAAAGGTTCTGACATGTAGCTATCGTGATAGTCACCATAAAAAGTATGACTTCTCATGTGTGTTTCTTTGACTAGTTGTCCTTTTTTTATTTTTAAAACTATAAATTGTTGCATGATTACTGTATCATCATCTTCTTTTTCTATAGCTCTTTTAAACGGACCTTCTTCCATTATATTATTCCTTTCGTATATCCACCTGCTCTTGTGTATGTTAGCACATCTTTTCTGTTAGCAACATCATTGACATAAGAAACATGCACCCATCCAGAGTTTGGTTCTATACCATCCCAGCATTCTAAAATTAATTGATCAAAATTTAAATTTTTTTCTATGTATTTAGCAAGATCATAATTGCTTACACCATAAATTTCTATGTCTGCTGCTTCTCCGTCACAATGTTGTGAGGTAGATTTTGATCCTATGGCTTCGCATAAAGCAGGACTTCTGTACCCAGAGTTAATCATAACTGGTTTACCAAAAGCTGATCTAATTCTTTCTAATATATTATGACACAACTCTACCATTGCTATAGTATGTATTTCATTTGGATTGTTTTCTATACCTTTTCTGTCGGCTGTTTGTGATTTAGTAAACTCTATAAGTGAGAAGTTATCGGATAGTTTCATTGTGTTCTATTTCCTATGGTTAAGTTTTTAAGAATATCAACTGGATTGCTTCCTAAGAAAGCAGGATTAGTTCTTGTTTGTGAAGAAGATTTAATTGCAGTATCAGGAACTAAATCACTAATGTTAACTGTAGGCATTGACGCTGAATCGTCAGTTGTCAAGTCGCTAATGTTAATTGTAGGCATTTCTTCCTCTATGTTATCTACTCCCCCAGATAATAAAGATTTTCCTAGTGAGTTTCTATATATATCAACCATTTCTGGTACAGGTAATTTATCTAAAGCTCTTCTCTCTAGTCTTATTTTGCTTTCTTTATAAATAGCTTCGTAAAGTTCTTTACTTGGTTTTATAGGACTAAACTTACCTTTTAAAATCATTCCTAGTTCTTGAGTTCCTAAATTAGAATCTTCTTTAAGAGCGTATATTATATCTTTTTCAGATAATCCAGCAGATCTTGCAGCTTGAATTTTTGCAAACATTTCTCTTTGAATTCTAAATAAATTATCATTACCTTCAACATAGGCTTGTAAAACATCTTCTTTTGTAGAATTGTTAAGTTTAGCTATTTGACCAAAGCCTCTTATAGCAGAACTTCTTGTTTGAGTAAAACCATATCCACTAAAGGATAAAGCTTTTGGTATATCTAGTTCTAATTTTCTTATACCAGTAATTGCTGTTAAAGCTTCTTCTGTTTTATCATACTTAGTTCCTGTTGATCCTGCATCTCCTGATATAGATAGAGAAGTTCTTCCTTGTTCAAAACCACGAGGTGTTAACTTAGCAAACTGTTCTACACCACCAGGAAGTAATCCACCTAAAATATGATAAAAACCTTTTTGAAGTTTTGTACCAGCAGGTTCTGCTTCGTTCCATATTGGAGATCCTGTAGGAGTTTGTCCTCCACGACCTAAATATTGTGATGGTAAAGCATCTAAAACACGTTCTGCTATTAAAGATTCACCTGCAAATGGTTCTGCTAATGCTTTAAATGATTCCCACGCTCCACCCAATATTTTTTCTGACTCAGATGCTCCTACTTCTCCCTTTTGACTATATGTTTGTAGAGCTAATCTTGCAGGAGCCAACACAAAGTCATAAGGTAACATATAACTAAGATCGACATACTCAAACTTTTTGCCATCTTTTGGATTGTTCAAAGGAACTGTTTGATGTCCTTTCAAGAACTCTGGCATTAATTTTCTTATGTTTTCTAATTCGTCTTGAGACATATCGACTGCCATTAAAGCACCTTTTGTAACTCCCAAAGGAACAGTAGCAGCCATATTTACATAACCAGCCAATCTATTTGCTCCGATAGCACGGATTTGTCTTTCAAGAACGGCTGCTTTATCTGCACCTATCTTTGCTATCAAACTATCACTTGCTTTAAAACCCATTTCTGTCAAACCACGGTTAAGTATGTTTGTTGAGTTTCTCATAATCTCAGCAGGGAAAGCTATAAAGTTACCAAACACAGGAACTCTTCTTATGTCTCTAATGAGTTTTGGAACACGAGAATAAATAGGCATTGTTTCTTTTACTATGTCACCAGCAAAAACATTTATGAATCCATGCTTACCCATAAGATCCGAGGATCGAGGAGCAAGACCAGAGTTTACTAGTTCTTGAACTATGTCATCACCCAAGTTATCAGGATCTAGTCCAGCCTTACGGAAAGCAGATCCAAACTTTGCTTTCTCTCCAACAAATCCTACAGTTTTCCAATAGGTGTCAACATTACCATAAACAGATTGGAATGCTTTGAAAGCACTTGATATGATAGGGAGTTTATCCATACCATACTCGATTGCTGCAC